GGGTTATATGTTCCATCTCATGAAAGGCTTCACCAATGCGTTACCTCACGGTCACCCTCGGCAACCGCCGCGCATCCTACGTGCTTCTCGCCAGTGATCCGCCGTCACGCTTCGCGTTCTTCGTCCGCGCCACGGCCGCGCGGTGGGGTGTGTCGCCTCTCGCGGTTGACTTCACGGTTGCGCCTGCCGGTCGCTGACTGTTCGGGTGGGGGCTCCCTTAGGGGCTCCCTCTCCAAACGCCAGAAGGAGAAACAAGCAATGGAAGTCACAGAAATCCGCCCCATCAGCGGGGGCGGATGCGTCGTGGGGGTGAACACCCTCGACTATCTCTATACGGTGCGCGTGCTGCGGGGGCGGCTTGTCTCGGCCGCGCGGTGTGGCCGGGGCTTCGTCTCTGGCGTGAACCCCTGCCGGGTTCCCCCGCGCGTCGCGGCGGCTGCTATTGAGGCCGCCAAGGGGCGCGACCGATGATCCGGGTGCGTGTCGCGGAAGACCGCAGCGGCTCCTGCAAAAGCCTCGTCTGGCGTGCCTGGGGCGAACTTTTCCCGTCACTCCGCGCGGCGCGGGCTGCCGTAGTCGCGGCAGGCATCCACCCTGCCTTCGCTCACTTCACAAGACTCTAGGAGGAACCCATGACAAACAAGGCAACGCTCAACTTGCTGGCTCGCTGTCGTAGGGATGCGCTGGCGAGGGCGCAGGATGCCGAGGAGCGGGGCGAGGCCGAGATGGCCGCTTGGCTGCGAAGGCTCGCTGACGAGTTCGCGGCGGAGGCCGAGGCCTCGATTCGCGAGCCCGAGGCGAGCGCCGTTGAGGCGCCCCGCGTGGTGGCGTGGTCGCGCCCCTCCCGGTGGCCCTTCCGGGCTCGCCCGGTGCGCCGCTTCGTCACCCGGGGGCGCCTCCCGGCGGTATCCTACTGATGGCAGGACCCTCACCCGCCCCTGTGGAGCAGGAGAGTGACATGAAACCGCCGCTCAAGCGCTCCATCCTGTTTGGGAGGCTCCCCTAGCGGGCCTCCTCCCTGGTTCACCTGAGAAACGCCCACCCGATGCCGTGCCGGGCTCCGCACGGTTCCTTAGTGGAGAAAGAACGAATGCCCAAAAAGACCGTCTTCCTCGATCCGAGCCTTTACGAAAGCCTCTCGGGGCTGGTGATCTTAGCCCCGATTGTCCACAAGGGGAACCTGATCGGCATCCCTCTGGAAGCCGCCGAGAGGGCGCAAACCAGCCTCGCGGAGGCTGCCGCCACCGTAATACGGACCTCCTGGGCCGCCATCGAGAAAGCGCATGGCCAGCAGCGCGCCCGGGCTCTCTCGGTCGCCCACGATACCCTGTGCCTGCTGCTTCATGACCTGGGCGAGGCCATCAGGGCGCCGCAGGACGCCTTTGACAAGGCGCTGATCCCGGCGGCTCCGGCTGGTTATGCCACGATCCTCTCGGTGCTGTTCGCTCTCGAGCAGCCCTTGCCGGAGGACCTGGGTGCGTCCCTGGGCAAGCGGGTTGCCGACCGGTGGTTGAGCGAGCCCCTGAATGGTGGCCTGCGTATCCTTGTCGAGGCGCCTGCGGGGCTGATCGTCCGCGCCCCTAAGCGCAACGGCAAGGCCGTCCGCACGCACGTCTATGCCTACCCCGAAGGTTGGCTCAAGGCCACCGTCAAGGACCTCCTCCGGGTCCGCTGACTGTTCGGGCAGGGGCTCCCCTAGGGGTGCCCCTCCTCCAATCGCCAGAAGGAGCAAACGTCATGCGCGTTCTCGTCGCCTGCGAATACAGCGGAGAGGTCCGCCGAGCATTCCGTGCCCGGGGCCACGATGCGTGGTCCATCGACCTTCTCGACGCCGAGGACGGTCCCCCCGGTGCAGTGCCCTTCCACATCAAGGGCGACATCCGCGACCTCTTCGAGACTGGATGGGGCGCGGCCCGCACCTGGGATATGATCTTGGCCTTCCCTCCCTGCACCCATCTGGCCTCCTCCGGTGCTCGCTGGTGGACGCGGCCGGGCAAGGCCGAGGAGCAGGCCAGGGCGCTCGCCTTCGTGCGCTCCCTGCTCGCGCTGGACTGCCCGCGCATCGCCATCGAGAACCCTATCGGCAGGATCGGCACGGCGATCCGCAAGCCCGACCAGATCATTCACCCCTGGATGTTCGGGCACCCCGTCACCAAGGCGACGTGCCTGTGGCTAAAGGGTCTGCCGCCGCTGACGCCGACGAGGGTCCTTCCCGTGGAGGAGCGCCGCCCGTCAATCCACATGATGGGCGAGACGAAGGACAGGTGGAAGAAACGCAGCCGGACGTTCTCCGGCATCGCCGCCGCCATGGCGGACCAGTGGGGAGCACTGTGATGAGCATCGAACGCAAGCTGACTAGCGCCGCTGCGGTAACCGCGTGGCTGGACGAGAACGCCCCCTTTTTCCCGGGGGCCGGAGCGGCGCCCTCTTGGAGGCGGCAGAGGCCTTCCTTTTCGAGCGGCCTCTCGATCTCTATCCAGACCAGCCCGGAGGTGGCCGGAGGGTCCTTCTGCGAGGTTGGTTTCCCGTCCCACGCCATCCCCGAGTGCCCGATGGCGGGGGTTGCGCGCCTGGCCTGGGAGGAGCTCGCTACCCTGATCGAGCGTGAGATGGACCAGAAGGAGGCAGGACGATGAGCACGCCGAACCAGCACGGCGCCAAGGTGGGGGACATTCTGGTCTCCCTGTGGGGCTACGACCAGACCAACGTGGACTTCTACGAGGTGACGGCGGTTACCCGCTCCACCGTTGTCATCCGTCGCATCGCCGCCGAGCGGGACTACACGGGGTCGATGGTGGGTCACGCGCGGCCTTTGGCGGGCGAGTTCCTGAGCGACCACGCCCCGCTGAGGCGGCGCACCCGCCCGGCCCACACGCAGGCGGGATACGGCTGCGCCGGGCAGGAGCCCTACCAGTGGTGTCGCCCCTGGTCTGGCGATGCCGTCATGTTCACCGAGTATGCGTGATCTATCAACCCTCAGAAGGAACAACGAAATGCCTAACCGCACCACCCCCTTCTTCCGCGTCATCATGGTGTTCCCGAAGAGCGGCGTCCAGGTGATCGAGGACCGCTCCGGCAATCTCCGCCTGCGCTCCAAGGACGGGGGGCGCTTGGAGATCGAGCCCGAGGTGGCCGCCGCCCTGTCCATCGTCGCCGCCCGTTGCGGCGCTGCGGCGGCGGAGGATTGGCTTCGTGAGCGTCTGGACAGGGCGCTCGACCGGGCCAACATCTACGCCGATGAGGTTGGCCGCTACTACCGCTGCGGCAAACACCTCTGCGTCCGACCGGCGTGATCCCCTCCTCGGCGACGCTCTGGTCTTGAGGGGCGCGCGCCGAGGGGTATCAGCCGGGGCGGTGCCCGACTCCGCCTAGGGTGTGGTATAAGGGCGCTTACTCCCCCTAGGGGATGAGTTTGGCTTCATATCCCTGGGATGCCGAAAGAAGACTGACCTAAGGAGTTCCTATGGAGATCACCAAGGATACCATCCGGCTCCAGAAGGCTCTGGAGGAGGAGATGCTCTCTGCCTCGAAGAACAGGTTCCTGAGGCAGGCCGCGGAGGCTGAGGCCGAGGGCCGTGCCGACGAGACCTCCTACGGTGCCCGCCTCGTGGCAGCGGCGGTGCTCCCGGTGGCGCAGGCCATCGAGGAGGCCATGGTCGAGGTCCGTGAGGGCCGCCCCGGGGTGGCACACGCAGCCCTCGCCTACCTGAGGCACATCGACGCCAAGGCTGCGGCTCTCGTGACCCTCCGGTCGGTCGTGGGCTGCGCCTTCACGAGCCCGAGCCTGACCCATGTGGCGGTGACCGTGGGCAGCAGGATCGAGGACGAGATCAAGCTTAGGCTGGCAGAGAGCCAGGACGCCAAGGCGGTCGCTCGCATCCTGGAGGTAGCTCGGAAGGGTCTCTCCTACGAGCACCGCAAGCGTGCTGCTTTCGCTCTCCTCTCGCGTGAGGGCTTGGCCTCTCCCTGGTGGACCGCGAAGGAGCGCCTCGGGGTTGGCCTCTTCCTGGTCTCCCTGCTGGTGGACGCCACGGGCCTGTTTGTCTTCGAGGAGAAGGCCCGCCCCCTGGGCAAGCGGGGACCGGCGGCTCCGGCCAAGGTGATCCGCCCGACCGAGGCCTGTATGCGCTGGATCGAGGGGGCGAAGGAGGCTCACTCCCTGGTGGCCCCTGCGTGGTGGCCCACGATCATCCCGCCGCGTCGCTGGAAGGGGGCGACCGGGGGCGGCTACTACTCCCGCCTCCCCCGCCCCCTCTCCCTCGTGAAGGCTCGCCAGGACAGTCTCCAGGCCGCCGCCGTGCGGGGAGCGAACCTCCAGACGGTGACCGAGGCGGTGAACGCCATCCAGGACACGCCCTTCCGGGTCAACCGGTGGGTGCTCGAGCAGGTGGAGCGGGGGCTCGACCGTGGGCTCCCCATCGCAGGCCTCCCGGGGCGCTGGACGGAGGATCAGGCGCCGACCAAGCCCGCTGACATCGACACAAACGAGGTGGCCAGGAAGGCGTGGCGTAAGGCTGCGGCGCAGTTCCACGACCGTAGGCTCGAGCACTACGGACGCCGCCTCCAGCTTTCCGGGGTGCTCTCCCTCGCCCGGAGGTTCGTGCATTACCCCCGGTTCTACCTGCCGACGCAGTTGGACTTCCGGGGGCGGCTCTACTACCTCCCCGTCCTCTCCCCCCAGGGGCCGGACGTGGTGAAGGGGCTCGTCGAGTTCGCTGACGGTAAGCCCATCAACGATGAGGTCGCCGCCGGATGGCTGATGGTCCACATCGCCAACTCCGCAGGGGTGGACAAGCTCGACTTCTCGGAGCGCATCCAGTGGGTGGTCGAGAACCACGACCGGGTGATACAGGCCGGGACGGACCCCTGGGCTGACCTCTGGTGGGCCGACGTTGATGCGCCCTGGCAGTTCCTCGCGGCTGCCCGCGATTACGCCGGGCTGGTCGAGCACGGCTACGGCTACGTCTCCCATACCCCGGTCTACATGGACGGGACGTGCAACGGGCTGCAACACCTGTCGGCCATGCTGCGCGACCCGGTGGGCGGCGCTGCGGTCAACCTCCTGCCCGCCGAGAAGCCCTCGGATATCTACGGGGAGGTCGCCAAGCGGGTCGTCGGGACGCTGACCGACATGGTGGCGCAGGAGGCGGACCCCGCAGACGTGGCTATGGCCGAAAAGTGGCTGCGCCTCGGGGTCGACCGGAAGATCACCAAGCGGACGGTCATGTGCCTCCCCTACGGGATCGGGAAGTTCTCCTCCCGGGCCTACGTGGTGGAGGCCCTGAGGGAGAAGCTCGACGGCAAGCCCTCGCCGTTCGCCCGGGTGCGGGAAGATGGCAGCGAGACGGACGGCCTGATCGAGGCTGCCATCTGGTTGACCACCCCCCTCTGGGATGCCATCGGACAGGTCGTCGTGGCCTCCCGCGAGGTCCAGGCGTGGCTCCAGGCCTGCGCCAAGGCGCTCACTGAGGCTGGCCTGCCGCCCCGCTGGGTGACGCCCGATGGGTGGCCGGTGGTGCAGGACTACCGGGAGAGCACCAGCGAGCAGGTGAATGTTCGGCTCTACGGCCGCCGCTTCCAGCTTCGGGTGGCGGGGGTGGACGAGGGGCTGGACAAGCGGGCTTGCGTCAATGGCATCAGCCCGAACGTCGTTCACTCGTTCGACGGGTGCGCCCTCCGGGGCTACGTCCTGGTCGCCAAGGAGAACGGTCTGCGCCACTTCGCCCTGGTTCACGACAGCTTCGGCGCGCACGCGGCGGACACCCGGCTGATGCAGGCGTGCCTCCGGGAGAGCTTCGTCGATCTCTACCGGGCGGACGTCCTGCTGGACCTCTACGACGGGTTCTGTGCGGATGCTCCGGGGGTTGCCCTCCCCAAACCACCGGCGACCCTCGACCTGGACCTCAACCGGGTCAAGGACAGCTTGTTCTTCTTCGCCTAATCGCTCCCCTAAGGGGGGTGTTTGGCTTCATATCCCTGGAAGGAGTCCGCCATGCAGAAGCCGACCATCGTGATCCGCATGGGTGCAGAGGGGGTAACCCTCTCGACGCCCGAGACGCCGCACCCGGTTCCCCTCGACAGGGAGGGGCGGCGCGAGGTGGCCCGCTTCCTCGGCCGCCTGTTCGAGAAGCCACAAGCCAAGCGCCCACGTCGGCGCCGGAGGAGCCCCGCATGATGAAGCTGAACCTGGACAAGATGAACAACGTCGCCCCGCAAGCGGTGACCACGGCGGTCATGGGCGTCCTCGATGCCCTCCAGAACCACCCCGCCGAGGCGCAGGGACCCGCCGCTGCCCTGGTCTTCCTGGAGGTGTGCCGCCGCTTCGGCATCACGCCGCAGGACGTGATGACCGTGGCGCGCAACATCCTCGCGCACGCCGAGGAGACCTCGCCCGAGCTCCAGGCCGTGTCCTTCTACGTCAAGGAGGAGATGGCCTGATGGACGGGCGGGAGATCGAAGAGGCCCTCTCCATGGCATTCCTCCAGATCGCGGTGACGGGCGCCCTCATCTCTGCGGGGGTGGTCGCCGTCGCGTTCTTCATGGCGTTCGTCTTCCCCGGTGCCTGATGAGGGTCCGCGGGATCACCATCGGGGATCATCTCCTCGACCTCGATACCCTCCGGGCGGTCAACGCCCTGATGGCCTGCATCAACCGAGACCGCCGGGTGCCGGACAGTGTGCGCGACGTCCTGTCGCGGGCTGGCATCCAAGTGGCCCTGACCAAGGGACAGCCGACGCGGCTTCCCTCTTCTAACGGAGAACCTACATGAGCGAAACGAAGGGCAAGCGCCCCCGCCGTCCGATCCGCACGACCCCCCGCCTGGTCCTCAAGTGGCCGAAGCTGTTGGTGGCCGACGAATACAAGGGCAAGCGTCTTTACAAGACGGACGGCATCATCGACCGCGACGCCGCCGCGCCGATCCTGGCCGCCATGGAGGAGGTCATGATCGAGGCGAAGGCCGAGGCTGAGGCCGCCGTCAAGGAGGCGAAGGCCAAGGCGCTCAAGGGCGGCAAGAAGTTCGAGGGCAAGGAGCCGACCGCTGGTCGTCTCTACTCCGTCGAGGTGGACGAGACCGGCGAGGAGACCGGGCGGATCATCTTCCGGTTCAAGACGGCGGCTGAATACAAGAAGATCGACCCGGCCACCGGTGAGGAGAAGATCGTCCGCAAGACGCTGCCCTTCTTCTCGGCGTCGGGCAAGCCGATCCCCACCAACGCCCGCCCGGACCTGTGGGGCGGCTCGGTGGTTCGTCTCAGCTACACCGCCGACCCCTACTTCGTGGCCAGCACGGGCGAGTATGGCGTGTCGCTCCGCCTCGAGGCCGTGAAGGTGATCGAGGCGAAGACCGGCAAGAGCCGCGACGCTGCGGCCTACGGGTTCGACGATGAGGAGGATGGCTACGAGGCCTCCGACGATGCCGCGGCCGCGACCGTCGACGACGGAGGGGCAGCGGACGAGGAGGAGCCGGTCGGTGGCTCGACACCGGACTTCTGATCGGAGGAAGCGTTCGGTGGCGGAGGTCGGGCGTGCGCTCGGCTTCCGCTCCGGGCTTGAGGAGAAGATCGCCGCCAGCTTAGAGGCACGCGGCATCCCGTTCTCCTTCGAGACGATGACGGTCACCTACACCAAGCCCGCCAAGCCAGCGCGCTACACTCCCGACTTCGTTCTCCCGAACGGCGTAGTCGTCGAGACCAAGGGCCGCTTCGTCACGGCTGATCGCCAGAAGCACCTGATGGTGAAGGCGCAGCACCCAGAGCTTGACATTCGCTTCGTGTTCTCGAACCCCAACACCCGCATCAGCAAGACCTCGAAAACCACCTATGCCGACTGGTGCGAGAAGAACGGGTTCAAGTATGCCGCCAAGGACGTCCCTGACGAATGGCTGAGATAGACCCCCCTTGGCTGCGCAGCAAGAAACGGAAGCCGTCCCGTTACCTCTGGCGCCAAGCCCGGCGCAGGGCTCTCCTAAAGGGGATTCCCTTCGATCTCACTGAGGACGACGTGGTGATCCCCGAACGGTGCCCCGTCCTGGGCATCCCTCTTGGTTTCGACGGGGGGCTGTCCGAGCGCGGGTCGTCTCCGTCTCTGGACCGAATCGATCCAAGCCGGGGCTACGTCCGCGGGAACGTCCTGGTCATCTCGTTCCGAGCCAACCAGATCAAGAGCGACGCCACCCCCGAGGAACTCCGGATGGTGGCCGCGTTCTTCTCCAACCTCTCTCCCCCAGGGGACCACTCATGATGAACCTCCGCATCGGCCGCAACTACAACTTCCACCGGCGAGGCAAGGGCCGCCACCTCGGCGCCCTCCGTGGCAAGCTTATGGAGATCGTGAAGGCGGCCAACAACGTCCGCTATGCCGTGTTCCAGACGAAGGACGGCCGGACGTTCCGCACGAACCTGAGCCTCGTCGAGGCCTCGTGACACCGGCTCACTGGGTCGAGATGGCGGAGGCCCTGCGATCCCACCGCAGGGCTCTCCTCCTCCAGGAGGGAGACCTCTTCCGGGCCGCCAACGGCGCACGGGAAGGCCTCTCCTCCATCGAGCAGCGCATCAACCGTGTGGAGGACTGGATCGGATGGATGAAGGCCGCATCGTCTTCATCGGCCACGAGCCCTGCCCCGCCTGCGGCTCACGGGACAACCTCGCCCGATACAGCGACGGGCACGGATACTGCTTCGGCTGCGGGCACTACGAGCACGGTGATGGCTCGACTGGTTCGTCATCTGGCCAACCGAAGAAAGGGTCTCGCCAAATGTCTCAGGGTCTCCTGGCCGGGGAAGCCGTAGCTCTCCCCTCCCGCAAGCTGACCGAAGCCACCGCTCGTAAGTGGGGCTACCTCGCCGCCCAGGATCGGGACGGCAACTGGTGTCAGGCCGCGAACTACCTCGACGACGAGGGCCGCGTGGTCGCGCAGAAGGTCCGCTTTCCGGGGAAGAAGTTCACTATCCTGGGCAACCTCAAGGCGGCCCTCCCGCTCTACGGCCAGTGGCTCTGGAGGGACAAGGGCAAGATGGTCGTGGTCACGGAGGGCGAGATTGACGCCCTCTCCCTCTCCCAGGTGTGGGAGCACAAGTGGCCCGTCGTCTCCGTCCCGAACGGGGCTCAGGGGGCGGCGAAGGCGGTGGGCGCGGCACTCGAATGGCTTGGCCGCTTCGACACGGTGGTCTTCGCCTTCGACATGGACGAGCCCGGGCAGAAGGCGGCGCGCGAGTGCGCCGAGCTTCTCTCCCCAGGCAAGGCCAAGATCGCCCGCCTGCCCGCCAAGGATGCGAATGAGTGCCTCGTCCAGGGCAAGGTGAGGGAGCTCATCGATGCCATCTGGTCAGCGCGTGAGTTCCGCCCTGACGGCATCGTGCAGGGTGCCGACCTGTGGGACGCCCTCATCACTCCCGAGGAGGTGGAACTTTTCCCCACCCCCTGGACGGGCTGGAACGGCGTGCTCATGGGGCTGCGCCCGAACGAGCTCCTGATGCTCACCGCCGGAACCGGGGTGGGCAAGTCTACCGTTGCCCGCGAGCTCGCCTACGCACTGATCCGGGGCGACCAGCGGGTCGGGATGGTGATGCTTGAGGAGCCCGTCAAGCGCACCGCCCTCGACCTCATGGGGCTGCACCTGAACAGGCGCCTTCGCCTCTCCCGAGAGGGGGTCAGCGAGAAGAACCTGCGGGAAGCCTTCGAGGCCACCGTGGGTTCCGGCCGCTGCTACCTCTATGATCACTTCGGGAGCAGCGAGGTCGAGAACCTGATGAACCGCCTCCGCTACCTCGCCAAGGGGTGCGGCTGTCAGTGGCTCATCCTCGACCACCTGAGCATCGTGGTGTCCGGCCTGGACGACGGCGACGAGCGCCGGTTGATCGACCGGACCATGACCATGCTGCGGACCCTGGTGAACGAGACCGGAGTGGGCCTCATCGCCGTCTGCCACCTCAAGCGGGGCGAGGGCAAGTCCCACGAGGAGGGCGGGCAGGTGAGCCTGTCGCATCTCCGCGGCTCGCACTCCATCGCGCAGCTCTCGGACACCGTCGTCGCTCTCGAGAGGGACCAGCAGTCGGCCAACAACGCTGACCGGATGGTGGTCCGGGTGCTCAAGGACCGGCTCACAGGCTTCACCGGTGTAGCAGGCACCCTTGCCTACGACCGGGACACGGGCCGGATCGTGGAAGTTTCCGCAGATGCGGGCATGACCGCTGACGAAACCAACCCCCCAGAGGAGAAAGATTTCTGATGATGCAGCAGCAGGTGACTACGACAGAGACCGTGGACATTCGGGCCGGTGAGGGCGAGGTTGTCGGGCAGGCCATCATCCAGTCGTCCACCGGGGATATCAACTCGGTGCTCCTCGGGTTCAACCTGGGGGTTCTCGGCCAGGCGGCCGTCAGGCTGACCCCCTCGGATGCCCACCGGATCGGCGTCCTCCTGTGCAACGCCGCGTGCGACGCTGGGGAGGACCCGTTCTGATGCTCGTCGTCAACCTCTTCGCGGGACCTGGGGCGGGCAAGTCGACGCTCGCCGCTGGCACCTTCGCGTGGCTCAAGTCCCGCACGACGCTCCGTGTTGAACTCGTCACGGAGTTCGCCAAGGAACTCACCTGGGCGGAGTGCCACACCGAGATCGCGTGGCAGCCCCGGGTGCTCGGTGAGCAGTCGTGGCGCCTTGCCCGCCTGGACGGGAAGGTCGACGCGGTCATCACCGACAGCCCGATCCTCCTCGGGAGCGTCTACAACAAGCTCCTCGCCCGCCCGTTCGTCGGTTACGAGGTGCTGGCCTGGGACACGCACCGGCGCTTCCAGAACATGAATGTCCGCGTCCACCGCCCGGAACGCTACGAGACGGCCGGGCGGAACGAGACGAAAGAGGAGGCCGAGCTTATCGACCGGGAGGTGGATGCAATGATGCTCCTGTGCCGCTCCGCCGCGCCAGACCTCGCGGTCCACGGCAAGGACCCTGGTGCCCCGGAAGCGGTGGCGCGGGCGGTCCTGGAGAGGCTCGGCCGTTGAAGCTCAAGGTCGGCCACCTCCGGATCGCTGTCGAACAGGTCGACGACCGCCCGCTCCAGGAATGGCGCGGGGTCTTCGACCCTGAGAAGCTGCGCATCCTCATCCTCCGCTCTCTCTGCCCGGCAGAGAAGCTCGAGGTCCTCCTTCACGAAATACTCCACGCCTGCGCGTGGGCGAATGGGTGGCACGGCCGCGAGCTTACGGAGGAGGATGCGGTCACCTGGGCTTCACGCGGGCTCACCCAGGTTCTCATCGACAACGAGGCCGAGCTCCTCGGCTTCATCGGCGCGTCCCTCCGGCTCAACCGGAAGGACTGACGCCAAC